CCAAGGGGACTGCCTGCTCGTGCAGGAACTACTGTACTCCACGGGCCTGACCAACCAAGACATCGCAGACAAGTTGCGGTCGCTGGGCATCACAAGGGCTTGGGAGATCGTTGCGGACTCTGCCGAACCCAAGAGCATCGAGGAAATCTACCGCTTGGGGTTCAACATCAAGCCAGCGGAGAAAGGCCCCGACTCGGTCAGGAACGGGATAGACATCTTGAAACGCTTTAAATTGCAGGTTACCAAGGACTCGACCAACCTCATCAAGGAACTGCGGTCCTACACTTGGGCGACCGATAAGGAGGGCAAGAACACGGGTGTCCCCATTGATTCCTTCAACCACGCCTGCGATGCGATGCGGTATGTGGCACTTAACAAGTTAAGGGTCAGTAACTCGGGGAAGTATGTTGTTGTGTAACTTTGCAGTACTAAACCTCTAAACCATGAACCTAAAGCACATCAAAGACACAATCCTCGTAAATTTAGGCGATATTCCTCGAATCGTGGAGTTCCTCTTTATGCTTACACTTGTGCTAACCAGTGCGACTGTCATTACGGCTATTGCCTGCATTATTGGCTACAAGGTGGCTCTTTTCCTTTGTGGGTTACTTGGTATCGCAATATGAACACCGAACGCATCATTGACCTGCTAATTGAAATCGGCAAGACGCTTGCAGCCGTTTTCTTTATCCTCACCCTTCTAACCCTCCTTTGGACCTTATGAAAGTCGTCCACTACTACCACATCTACTGCGGAGGGAATTGGCAGTTAATCCTGAATCAGCACATGATGGCCGTGTGCAATTACGGCCTCATCAATGTCTTGGACGAAATCCGTGTCGGCATCGTCGGTCCACCCGAACAACGCAAAGCGGTCAAGGAGGTGTTGGAGAACTCGATGGTGGCCGATAAGGTCAAGGTCGTAGTAACCCGAACCAACGCTTGGGAGCAGGCGACGCTAACCGAAATGTACCGGGCAAGTCAGGAAGAGGAAGCCGTGTACCTGTACGCCCACACGAAGGGGGCAAGCGATCCGTCCCTCATCAACCAACTTTGGAATCGCAGCATGACCTTCTTCAACGTGGTTGCTTGGGAACGCTGCCTGCAACTGCTCGAAGGGGTGGATGCGGTGGGATGTCATTGGATTACAAAAGAACAATTCCCTCACATGGCCGATGCCAACAACCCCGAAGGCTACCCATACTTCGGTGGAACCTATTGGTGGGCCAAGTCATCCCACATCAAGGAACTGGGCGAACCTGTACGGGACCACCGCTGGCAAGCCGAACATTGGATTGGCAAGAAGCCCGACACCAAGGTCCACGACACCAACCCCGGATGGCCGGGTCCCGAAAAATTTGTAATCACATTTTAACCATGAAAGACAAAGAACTGATTGCCATCCTCGACGAGTTAGACCTCAATGGTGCTGACTATGACGGAGGAACCGACAAAGCCAACGGCCACAACTACACAAGCACCTATGCTAAGTACTTGGCTGAAATGCGAGCCGACTCCATCAACTTCGTGGAGATAGGCGTGTGGCACGGAGGGTCCATGGCTATGTGGTGCAAATATCTTCCAAAGGCCAAGTTTCTGTTTTACGACATTGCCAACCAAGTCAAGCCAAAGGCTGACAAGCACATTGACTGGACTCGTTCAAGGCTTCACATCGCATCGGCCTACACCCCCGAATCCGTGCAAGTCGCAAGGGACTATTTTAAGAACGGCATCGACTTCCTGCTTGACGATGGCCCGCACACCTTAGACTCTATGTTGCAGGTCGTCAGCCTGTATGCACCATTGATGAACCAAGGAGGTGTCTTAATGATTGAGGATGTGCAGAGCAAGGATTGGTTCGTGAACCTGTCAGCCGTAGCACCGAGCAATTCAATCTTTGAGGCCATAGACCTTAGCGAATCGGGCCGATACGATGACCTTATTGCCGTTTACAAGTTCTAACCATGGGCATCCCCGTCATCATCAACAACCGCAACCTGCTGACATGGCCCAAGGCGATGGTCAGGGACTTGACCAAGTGGGAGGGGATTGGGGACATCTACATCGTTGACAACGGTTCAACCTACGAGCCATTGCTGGAGTGGTACGCCACCAACCCATGCAAGGTCGTAATGCTTGGCGAAAACTTGGGCCATCAAGCCCCATGGACTTCGGGATTGGTACAACAACTGGGAGAGCCGTTCTATGCGGTTACAGACCCGGACCTTGACCTTTACAAGACCAGCAAGCGGACGATTCCCATGTGCTTGGAGTGGTTGCAACAATTCCCCCAAGCAGGCAAGGTCGGCCTGTCGCTCCGATGGGATGACGTGCCTCCAAGGTCGTCGTACTACACTCACGTTAACAATTACGAAGCGACTCGTCAGCGGAACTCACGGGTCATCATGGCAGCAAGGGTTGATGTGCCTATCGATACGACTTTTGCCGTTTACAATCGGCAGGAGTACTTTATCGGTGGGGTTTCGTTGCTTGAGTCAGCGAGGCACATTCCTTGGTATTACTCCGAGAAAGAACGCAAGGCTGATAAGGAGTTCAGCCAGTACCTTGCATCGGCATCGTCGGCATCGTCCTACAAAACCTTCTTGAAACTATGAAACTCCAAGACCTAACGATTGACCAGTTCCAACGCATTGGAGCCATTGAGTTCAGCAGCGTTCTCGGGGACTACGACAAGCGTGCAGGGGTCGTTGCAATCGTTGAGGGGGTCGATATATCATTCGTGAGAGAGATGCCCGCCAAGAGCGTCCTAAAGCGTTACAAGGCCATTATCAGCGAGTGGAACGCATTACCTGCCTTGGGTTACAAGCGGAAGTTCAAAGCCGGGGGCAAGTGGTGGATTCCGACGGTGTTCACGGATGAGTTGACGGCTGGGCAGTTGATAGAGTTAATGGACGCAAACACCACGGACGAAAAACAACTGCTCCAAAACCTCCACCGAATCATGGCGACCTTGTGCAGGGAAGGAGGTCTATTCGGATTCTTTCCGAAGAAGTACGACGGGGCTGCCCATGCCGAGCGAGCCGAACTGATGAAGAAACACGCCAAGGTGGGCGACGTTTGGGGCGTTGTCAGTTTTTTTTTGCTAAGTTCAGAAAGTTACTTGAAAGTTTTGAGCGACTATTCCAAGCACCTGATGAAGACGGCCGAGGGGCTGACGTAGGTCCTCTTGCCGGGTACGGATGGCTGATGGTCGTTTGGAGGATGGCAAACAAAGACGTTCTCAAGTTTGATGCCATCTTTGCGATGAAGGCGGTGGAGTTCTTGAACTACGCCCTCCTGATTCACGACATTTTGGAAGCGGAACGGATGGAAGCGGAAAGAGCAAGACGCAGATAGACACATTCCAGCAGGTGGGACATTTACCCACATGGAGTTCAATGTCTTTGTAGGAGGTTCAGGAAAGAAACTGACCGACATCCAAAGGGAGGCCCTTGCCGACTTTGGTGTGGCTCTTGAAGATGGGGCCATTGAAAACAAGTCCCATGCATTGGTTGTCAAGTGGCTTGAAGGAGTGGTCCGCCTTGCGAAGGAGAACCTTGCCAAGTCGAACGCCATCGCAAGCAATGCCCTCTCGCAGTCCATCACCGTTACCCCGATATCCCTAAACGACCAGTCCTTCGTTGTCGCTATTGAGGCAGCGGATTACTGGAAGTTCGTGGACCTCGGTGTCAAGGGCGCAAACTCAACCAAACGTGCGCCTAACTCTCCCTTCCAATATAGGGACAAGCGTCCACCTATCCGCCCGATTCAGGAGTGGATTGCGTTCAAGGGCATTCCTCTGGAAGGCAGGGACAAGAAGGCAGCAAACAGATCCTTTGCCATCAACATCGCCAACAAGATTCGGAGGGAAGGTCTGCGAGCGACCAACTTTATGAGCAACGCAGTATCCCCCGAAATGATAGAGGTCTTGACCGAGAATATCGCAGAGGTCCTCGGCAAATCCATAAGCGTAGCAACAACAAGATAAAATGGCAACAACCGTCCTATCAGGGTCGCCCCAAGTGGCAACCCCCGTTTACAACAAGATGCTCTTTAAGGTCAGCGGTTCGCTGATTGCTCAACCCAATTACAGGTACGTCTGCGATGTCAAGAACCCAGCAGGGACCACCCTTGCCCGGCTCAAGTGCGACAAACTGCCCAGCACCAACTTCGGATTCTTTGACGTTGCCAAGGTGGTAGAAACGCTGATTGCACCGACTAAGCCATCGCTGACCCAAACGGGCTTCGTGGACCATGCCGGCTATTATTCGGGGTACAGGCTCGACTTCATGGAGGAATACGGCAACACCCCAGTCGTGCAGACAGGAACGGTTACCACCGTGTCGGGGAATGTTGCCTTTGCAGGAAACTTGGAGCAGTTGGAACTTGCGACTTGGAGTGGAGGTCTGTACTTTCCAAGTGGTGCAATTGTCAACGACACGAATCGGATGCTAACAACCCCGACGACTCGCACGGTCTATGCCGACAGCTACGGATGGCTTTGCATCGGGCAGTTCAACTACGCGGTCGAAAAGGCTTACATCCAGTATTGGAGTGCAACAGGAGCGACCTTTGCAAGGCAGTTCGACGTGTTAGCGTCGAGTGTATCGGGTTCAAATGTCATCCGCTTCGGGGTCGGGCCAATGAACCTCAAAGCCCTCACGTCGGGGCAATGCTTGGACGGGAACCCCGGAGATTACCTGTTCCAAGGCAATGCTGGGGACTTCTACGACGTTTACTTCTCAAGGGGGGCAAACATCACGATTCGTCAACGCTACGTCATCGGGCAATGCCAGCGGTTCAATTCCATCCCGGTACACTTTCAAAACAAATACGGAGGCATTGACTCCTACACCTTCACGCTGAAGAACCGCAAGCGGGCCAACATCAGCAGGCAGACCTTCGGCTACAACTCGGACGTTTACGCGACTACCACCTACGACAAAGTTTGGGCAGGTGAGTTCGACTACGTTTACGCCCTCAACTCGGACTGGCTGACGGATGCAGAATCCGCTTGGCTGATTGAGATGGTCAGGTCCGGGCAGGTATGGCTTGAACTGGATGGGCAGTTGGTCGAGGCTATCGTCAACGCTAATACTTACCAATTCACGACCCGCAGAAACGACCGCCTGACTCAGTTGCAGGTCGAGGTTGCAGTCGCTTACAAGAACAACATCCTATGAGCGTTACGCTAATTGCCTACCCTCTCAACGATTCCAACGCAGAGGTTCCATACGTCCTTGACACCATGGGCGAAATTGACATCGCCCTGACCTTTTCGGTTGAGGACATTGCCGACATCACCAAGCGGAGGGGGTCGTTCAGTAAGACGATAACCCTGCCAAATACGCCTACCAACAGGGCCTGCTTTGGCTATGCTTACAACATCCAGTCCTTCGTGGGTGGATTCCAACCGAACAAGAAGATTCGTGCTGCCATGTGGGAGGATGGGGTCCAAGTGTTCAGCGGGGTCCTGCAACTGATTTCCATGTCCAAAATCCGGGGCGAGGTAACCTACGAAGTCGGTTTGTTCTCGGACGATGTGAGCCTATTCAAGTCCATTGAGGGCAACCTCCTTGCGACAACCATTGGGGTCAGCGGGATGAACCACACGCTGACCTCGGCCCACGTTTCTGCGACTTGGACGGCATCGGGTGCGAGCGGTTACGTTTATGGCTTGGTTGATTCCTACGGCTACACGGACGTAGTTACGCAAGGGTGGTTTGCGGTTCCCTTTTACAAGATGACCCCAAGCATCTATGTCAAAAAGTTGGTGGACTTGATATTCGCACAGGCAGGGTATCGCTACACCTCGGAGTTCTTTAACTCGGAGCGGTTCGGTAAGTTGGTCATCCCTTACGCTGCCGGGGAAGCAATCTTTAACCTTTCGGGGTCTGCGATTTTTGTGGCAAGTACAGGAACGGTTAGTGGAACATTCGGTCAAAACCTAACGATGCGGTTTCAGGATGAAACGGGGACGTACTACGACCGACCCGGATATTGGGTTCCTTCGTCAAGCGTCTTTGATGCCCCTGAAGTTCCAACCCGTTGGAACATAACCGTCAATTACGAATTACAGGCTCAATTCTCTACTGCCGCTTATGGATTCGCAAATATGTCAATACGAAATCTCACAACTTCGGGCGACATTGCGGTCATTCAAAACATTGCAATAAACTACCAAAGCGGTCTTAGCGGTCCGCTATCAACAACTTTTGCCAACGTAACCATCCCTGCAAACACAATTGCAAACATTGGTTTTGTCTTTACAACGCCACAGGGAGGAACTATCCTCCAAGGTGCAACGGTGCTATGGGAATGTTTGGAGAATCCTCAAACATTGAACATGGTTGACATGAGGACCGCCCTGCCTGCTGACGTAAAGCAGAGCGACCTCCTGCAAGACCTGCAAAAGATGTTCAACCTCTACTTCATGGCGGACCCTGCCGACCCGAAGAACCTCATCGTGGAACCTTGGATGAACTTCTATTCATCGGGGGTCGTGGACTGGTCGCAGAAATCGGATGAGAATGCCGAGCAGAACATCACGAATGGGGACCCGAATCAATACAAGACCATCGTGTTCAAGTACAAGGATGCCGGGGATTATTTATCCAAGTTGGACAAGTCGAACTACCCATTGGCGAAGGAAGGCTACGGAGGGCGAATCTTCACAACCGACAACTTCTACGGCAAGGGCGAGAACATCGTCGAACTCGCTTGCAGCACCCTTATCCCTGCAAACTTCACGACTGACAAGGTAATCGGTAGGGTTTGGGACTTGGACGGCTCCGCTTTGTCGGGAACCATCAAGACCTTGCAGAGCGGTTACCGAATAGCCCAGTACAACCTCATCGAAGCACCGACGACGTGGGCCTACCAATACGGAGTCAGCGGTTCGTTTGCACTCGCAGAGTCGTTGCTGAATCTGCCCTTTGTCAGCCACCTTAACAACCCCTACGCAGCAGATTTCGACCTTGCCTTTGGAATCCCCAAACAGTTGTATTATGCGGTGAATGTCGCCGCAAATAGCGACCCTTACGCATACACGAACAACAACCTGTTCAACATCTATTGGTGGAATTTTATCCAAGAAACCGTCAGTCGTGAGGCGATGCAGTTGGAGTTGTCCATTATGCTCAATGCCGTGGACATCAGCCAACTTGACTTCCGCACTCCCATCTACTACGGAGGTGTCCGTTGGAGGCTGCTTGAGATTCGGGATTACGAGATAGGTCAGCAGAAGCCTTGCAGGGTAACCCTTCGCAGGATTCTCAACTTAACCGAGTTTGCCCCAAAGCAAATCTATTACTTCCCCTACGACGGCCCGGTTCCTGCAACGGACTCGGATTACCCGAACGAAGTCCCTCCGATTCCATTGGTCAAGGAACTGCCAGCGGTTGCGGGTCCTCCGGGTGAAACAGGTGCGACTGGAGCAACAGGAGCAACGGGTGCGGTCGGTCCAGCAGGTGAAGGTTATACCCCGGGCGATGCAGCAGGCGACATCAAGTATTGGGACGGCACCGATTGGGTCAACTTAGGAATCGGAACCGAAGGTCAGGTCTTAGAGGTTGCGTCGGGAATACCATCATGGCAGAATAAATAAAAACTATGGCAGTTACTAAAGAAATCGTCCTTGAAGTAGGGCTTAAAGACTCAACGGCACAAGGCACGACGAGTGCTAAACAACGGCTTAGGGAACTCCAAAAAACCCTGACCGAGATGGCTTTGGCCGGGGAATCCGGGACCAAGGCTTTCAAGCAAATGGAGCAGGAGGCGGGTAAACTCAAAGACCAAATCGGGGACACAAGCCAGCGAATCAAAAACCTCGCATCGGACACACGCAACATCGATACCTTCGTCGCTGGAATCCAAGGAATCACCGCTGGCTTTCAAATCGCTCAAGGTGCAGCAGCGTTGTTCGGCTCCGAGAATGAGGACTTGCAGAAGGCGTTGTTGAAGGTCCAAGGGGCGATGGCTCTCGCTAACGGAGTGCAACAGGTAGCCAACCTGCTGAACAAGGACTCCATCCTAATCACCCAAGGCCAAGCAGCAGCACAGGCACTCTACGCAACCGCAGTCGGTGCAAGTACCGGGGCGATGAAGGCGTTTAGAATCGCCCTCCTTGCAACGGGTATCGGTGCAGCCATTGCAGCCGTAGGGCTTTTGGTCGCCAAGTGGGATGAACTGACGGCAGCGGTCCGCAGGTTCCTGAACCTACCCGACCCAGCCATCGCAGCCAAGGCGAGGGAGGACGCAGCCCTTCGTGAAGAAGCGGCCCTGTCCAATTACAGGGATGCATACGAAAAGCACACGGAGGCGCAGATTGAGGCCAATAAGAAGCGTGAGGCTGAAGATAAAAAGAACGCAGAGGCTCGCAGGTTAATGATGGAAGAGCAGGCTCGGTCAAGGGCTATCATGGACGAAACCGAAGTGATGCAAGCCAAGACAACCGCTGACGCTTTGGTGCAGATTACGGCTGACCAAAACTCCAAGCAGGATGCGCTCAACATTCAGTCAATGCTGGCTGAAAGGGAGCGTCGCAAGAAGTTCAACGAGGATATGAAGGCCAACGAACTTGCCTTGGCCGAGTTCAAAAAGCAAGTAACGGTTGACTCATTGCAATCCGTTCAAAGCATCTTGCAGTCCTTCGGCAACGAAAGCAAGGGTCTTGCTCTTGCTGCCTTGGCCTTGGAGAAAGGCCTTGCTATTGCCAATGTCATCGTCAACCTGCAAAAAGAGATGGCAGCGAATGCGGTCATAGCAGCAGCAAACCCGGCCAATGCTATAACCGCAGGAGCAGCAGGGGTCGCACAACTCAAGGCCTACAACACGCTTTCAAAGATTCGTGCAGGATTACGCATCGCAGCGATTACCGCTGCTGGCATCCAAGGAGCCAAAGCCATTACGGGCGGAGGGGATAGCGGAGGCGTTCCAACAGGTGCAGCAGGTGGCGGTGGCGCACCGGGTGCAGCAGGTGGCGGTGGCGCACCGGGTGCAGCAGCAGCCCCGTCAATCTTCGCAAACCCGAATGTTACCGACCTGTCGGGATTCGGTCAAGGCCAAGGCCAAGGTTCATCACCGATGCGAGCCTATGTGGTCGAGAGGGACATCACTCAAAGCACTCGCAGGGTTCGGAGGTTGGAGGAATTTGCAACTTTGGGGGCTTAGGACATTTACCTGCATGGAACTGCCAATATACCGAATGACGGTTGACGAGGTTGATGAAGGGGTCCAATTCGTGGCCCTCACCGATATGCCAGCGATTGAACGGCCATTCCAAGCCTTTGCAAAGACACCACAAAAGTTCACCGAAACAGGCGAACGCAGGGTCCTGACTGGACCTCTCATGCTTGCCGATACTCCCATCTTTCGCAAGGACGAAACCTATGGCGAGTACTACGTCGTGTTTGACAAAGCGACCATCCGCAAAATCGTGCAGAAGTACTTTAAGCAAGGCAACCAGCACAACGTCAACGCTTACCACAATGCCGAACTCGATGGCGTGTTCATGTTCGAGAGTTACATCACCGACTCCGAGCGTGGCATCATGCCACCCAAAGGCTACGAGGACACACCCGATGGCTCTTGGTTCGGTTCCTTCAAAGTAGAGAACGATGAAGTGTGGGACAACCGCAACCTGTTCCGGGGTTTCTCCGTTGAGGGGCTTTTTGGAATGGACAAAACCGAGTCCGAACTGGAGGTCGCACTCGCTGGCCTTGCTGACGAATTAACCGCTTTTTTGCAACATATCCAACCCACCTACAAATCCCACTAATTATGAACCTGAAAAACGCAATCGAATCCCTGCGAAGTGAACTTCGCAAATTCAAAACTCAAAAGCAGTCCTTCGCTGACTACAAGTTGACCGATGGAACCGTTGTCCGTGTGGATGGCGACCTCGTTGCCGGGACTGCCGTTTACGTTGTAGCCGAAGACGGCACGTTACCTGCACCCGATGGCGAACACGTCGTTGAAGGTGTTGGCACGATCAAGACCGAAGGAGGCAAAATCGTTGAGGTCATCGCTGCCGAAGTAGCAACCCCCGAAATCGAAGCCTTGCCCGTTGCCGCTGAAATCACCCCCGAAGTTGCCGTTGAGGTTACCGAAGAAATCAAGGAAGCCTATCCCGCCATGACCCCCGAAGTCGTTGAGGCCATCGTCGCCAAGCACCTCGGAGCCATCATGGAAGAACTCAAGGCAGCCTATGCCGAGATGGGAAAGATGAAGGAGAAAATGTCCGCATTCGCATCGCAGGTTGAAACCATGGCCGATATCGTTGAGAAAGTTTCCGAACTCCCAGCCGAAGCCCCCAAGGCCAGCGGTTCCGCAATCGTTGAGCAGCGTAAGGCTCAGGCCTCGCAGAACTTCAACGCACTCGCACAAGCACTCCAATCACTCAAAAAAAACTAAACCCCTAAACCCCCATTAACAATGGCATATTCGTTCACAGGATTAACCTCCTACACCGACCAAGAGAGGCTTCCTCTCATCACCAAGGCCGTGTTCTCGGCCCGTTCAGCGTCTTTGTTCACCAAGCAGGTGGGCATCAAGTTCGCTGCTGCTCTCAACCTCATGGACACCGATGCTTTGATTCAAAGCGGTGATACCTGCGGTTACGAAACTTCCGGCACGACTGCCTTCACCCAGCGGAATATCACCGTTGGACGCATGAAGGTGCAGGAAACCCTTTGCCCACGTTCTTTGGAACAATACTGGATGCAGACCCAGTTGACCGCTGGTTCTACCTACGATGGCGTTCCTTTCGAGCAGGCATTCAGCGAGCAGAAGGCACTTCGTATCGCAGAGGCTTTGGAGAACGCAATTTGGAAGGGTAACGCTTACTTCAGCGGTGTTAACCAACTCTTGAACGCTGCATCGGGTTCTACCATCAGCGGTAACACTGGTGCGGTTTCTGCCTCCGTTGGTATCACCACGAGCAACGCAATCGCCATCTTCGACGGCATCTACAACCAAATTCCACAGGCCATCCTTACTCGGAACGACCTCGTTATCTTCTGCGGTTGGGACAACTTCCGTACCTTGCTTGGTGCTTTCAAGTCCGCTACAGCGGTTATGTACAACCAAGTTGACTTGGCTGGCCTTGCGGATGGCGACATCATGTATCCCGGCACAAACGTCCGTGTCATTGCAGTCCCCGGATTGACCGGAACGAACCGCATCGTTTCGTCTTACCTCGGCAACTTCTTCTACGGAACCGACTTGTTGAGTGATGAGGAGCAGTTCTCAATCTGGTTCTCCAAAGACAACGATCAGGTACGCTTCCAAGCAGCCTTCAAAGCAGGTGTCCAAATCGCTTACCCCGACTTGGTTGTTGACTTCCGCTTGACCTAATGTGTAGGGGGGAGGGAAACCTCCCCCTGCTTTTTGTTCTCTTGAAACTTAAAACCAAAACACACATATGTCCTGCTCCTTAACAACTGGCTACGCCCTTGGATGCCGAGATTCAGTCGGTGGCATCAAAACAATTTACGTCCAATCCTTCATCCCAACGGGGTCCTGCAATGCCAACCTTTCAGGTGCGGTTACAGGGTTCACGGGTTACGCTTCGGGTGGGTTCTTCGAGTATGACTTGACCAAGGCTACGTCCTCTTTGACTGAAACCTTGAACGCAAGCATCGAGAACGGCTCGGTTTATTACACCCCCGAAGTAACGTTCACCATCAACAAACTGCAAGTCGCAGTCCGCAACGAACTCCGTCTACTGGTACGCAACCGTGTCATCGTCATCGTTCAAGACAACAACAACCGTTACTGGTTGTTAGGCTCTGCCAACGGCTTGGAAGCAACCGCTGGAACCGCTGGAACTGGTACTGCCTTCGGAGATAGAAGTGGCTACGAGTTGACCTTGACCGGAATGGAACCTGACCCGATGTTCCTGATTGCATCCACAGTCTTTGCACCATCGACTACGCAGATACTCGGCTCGTAGTATCTTTGACTTAGGTTTTCATCACTGAGGTTTGAGAGGGGCAGTCAGCAATGGCTGCCCTTCTTATTTTTACGGCCATGAAGATTTGCATCGTTTACAACGCCCATCCAACCGGGTGCAGTTTCTACCGCCTCGAAATGCCGAACGCATATTTGGGCGACAACTACCCGGAGTTTGATTACGTCTGCGTTGAGAATATCACGACCATCAGCGACGAGGGGTTAAAGTCAATTGACCTGTTCCTGTTCAGCCGTTTGTGGTGTCAGGGGACGATGGAGCAAGTCGAAAATGTTTACAAAGCCCTGACCCAATACGGGGCCAAAGTCATCCTTGACTTGGACGACTACTGGGTGCTGGAATCGGGCCACATCATGTACCGCCACTATCACGAAACCAAACTCGCAGAGGTCATCCGCAAGCACATCAAATTAGCCGATTGGGTTACCTGTACCACCGAGCATCTTGCCTCTCGCATACGGCCTCTAAATGCGAATGTGAGCATTCTGCAGAACGAACCCTACGAAGCCTACCAGCAGTTCATCCCCAACCCCGACGAAGAACCCGACAAGCATCTCGTGAAGTTCGGTTGGTTCGGTGGGGCGCAGCATGGCGAGGACATGGAACTGCTCCGTGAGGGGATGCAGAAGTTACGCTGGGACGCAATCTTAGATGGCAAGTACCGCCTCTACCTCGGAGGGTGGAACGACAACAACCCCGTGTACGAAGGCTACGAGAAAATAATCAGCGACCAAGGCAACAACCCGAACTACGGACGCATTCAGGCAGCGGACATCTACTCGTATGTGGGGGGCTACAACTTCGTGAACGTAACGCTTGCACCGCTTCGGGACACCAAGTTTAACAAACTGAAATCCGAGTTGAAGGTGGTCGAGGCAGGGTGGATGAATAAGGCCATCATCGCATCCGAAACCATCCCCTACACCGATGTCATCAAGCACGGAGAGAACGGGTTTCTCGTGCCTTACAACAAACCCAAGGACTGGTACAAGTACATCAAGCAGTTGATCCTTGACCCCGACCTGCGTAAAGGATTGGCTGACAACCTAACCCGTGACATAAAATCACGGTTCAACGTGGCTGAAACCGCCAAAAAGCGAGCCGAACTATACAGACGAATTGGGCGCAAATTGTGAAATTCGGGGGCATCGCACATTTACAAGCAGATGCTTTACCTGAACCCTGACACGACCAACACCCTGACGGTTACTTGGACCGAGCGAGCCAGCACGGGGGACCGCTACATCTTGCGACTCACAAGCATCGCAAAGAATACTACGACGGATTTCACCCTGCTGAAATCAGCCAACCTTTCTTCCTACACGAACCGCTATGACCAATTTTCGATTGCCGTGGGGTCGCTTGAAACAGGCTCGTATAAGTATGAAGTTTACGATACCAATAGCACGGTTTCAGCAGCCCTTGCGGTGGTTGAAACGGGCTTGGCTTTTCTACAAACCGCAACGATAGGATTCAATACCTACGCCAATTCAATTACTTACAACACCTTCCTCGCATCCAGCGTGAGGGTATTCGATTCAACCTTTGACCAATCCTTCGCATGAGCGTACAAACACGAAGCCAACTCCAAGCGAGTGCCTTAACCATTACCAACGAAACCGCTGCCGGGGCCAACACCGCATCCCGTGTGGGCGGATTGTTCGACGACCTTGCAGACACCGCAACGCTTGACATTGAGCGAGGCTATGCTTCGGTTGCTACGGCTGCCGATAGGTCATTTGTAACGACCAATAATGCTTTTGACAAATTACTGATTCAAACAGGCAACAACATTCTATCAACCAACAACTTTTCGAGAGTTGCAACAATTGCGGGGCCATCAATCACCTACACGGGGACGCTATCCGCTGCAATTAGGGTGAGTGCAAATCTAACTTTTTCGGGGGCAAATGGCGATGATTACGTTTGGGCTATTTACAAAAATGACGTACAAATCACCTCATCTGAAGCACTAGTTACTTTGAGCCATACCAACGGCCATCAAGTTGTTTTGGAAACCTTTTTGATAGCAAATACCAATGATGAATTTTCAATCTATGTAAAATCAATTGATGGTGTTAGGACGATTACCATCTCATCCATCAGTTTTAATGCTCACACGCTATGAGTACCAAATCTACTCAACACTTCACCCAATGGCTTGGGATAGAGCATAAGGTCCCCGTGATGCTGGAGAACCGCTCCGGCAAGTACATCACCTACGGCTTTGCGAACGAATACCCCTACTACCTGCTTGACAACTATCGCAGGTCATCCAAGCACAACGCCATCGTGAATGGGAAAGTGAATTATATCATGGGCGGAGGATGGCAGGCAGGGGATGACTTGACCGTGGAGCAGCAGGCCCGATTCATCAAGTTCTTCGACGGAATGTCAAGCACCGAGGACCTGAACGACATCACCGAGAAACTGGTTCTTGACTTAGAGATTTTCAACGGCTTTGCGGTCGCAGTTACTTGGTCCAAACTTGGGACCATCGCCAAGATGGAGCACGTCCCGTTTGAGAAAATCAGGGTGGACAAGGAAGAGAAGATGTTCCAAGTTGCTGACTGGTACAACGACGATATGATGCAGTTGTTCCCCAAGGTCGGGGACATCGAGAAAATCCCTGCATTCGACCCGGAGAACCGCCTCGGTAAGCAGTTGTTCTACTATCGGGTGTACGCAGCAGGCGTGAAGCACTATCCTCTACCCGAATACATCGGAGGGAATGCGTGGATTGAGGCAGACGTACAGGTCGCCAACTTCCACAACAACAACCTCCGCAACAACTTTTGGGGGGGTTACTTGATAAACTTCAACAACGGGATTCCTACACCCGAAGAACAGGGCGACATTGAGAGGCAGATTAAACGTAAGTTTTCAGGAACCGACAACGCTGGTCGCTTCGTTGTAACCTTCAACGACGATGCAGCCAAGGCTCCGACACTTGAACCGCTGACTCCGTCCGATATGGATAAGCAGTTCGAGATCTTGAACAAGGCCATTCAGCAAGAGATATTCATCGCCCATCGTGTAACCAACCCGATGCTTTTTGGGGTGAAGACCGAGGGCCAATTGGGTGGACGCAACGAATTGGTCGAGGCTTACGAACTATTCAAGGCCACCTACGTCAACGACCGGGTGCAGAAGGTCGAAAGAATGATAAATTACTTGGGGTCTTTCAACGGCGTGGAAGGCATGGAGTTAATTCCTACCAATCCCATCACGGAGCAGTTGAGCGAACAGGCTCTCCTTCAAGCCATGACCCCAGCAGAACTGCGTGAGAAGGCAGGCTTGCCACCGATTGAAATCAAGACCGAATCAAGCGTTCAAGACGTTATCACGGCTATCAATTCACTCTCTCCGTTGGTTGCCAACAAGGTCTTGGAATCCATGTCAGCCAACGAAATTAGGGCCTTGGTGTCCTTGCCTGCAAAGGCAGAGGGTTCGGGTCTTGCAGGAGCAACTGCAGCCGTAGAGGTCAGCCCTGAACCTACTGCACCGCAAGGCTTGGCATCAAACGACAACATCAAAAAGTTGTCGGGCAGGGAGTATCAAAACCTGATGCGAATCGTGCGTCAGTATATGCAGGAGAAAATCACTCTTGAAATGGCTCGTACCATGTTGTCAGCCGGCTTCGGTCTATCAGCCCAAGAGATTGACACGATGCTCGGAGTGCAGGCCCAAGAGTTCAGCGAACCGACTTGGGGCCAAGATGACGACGAAGACTACGGATGGGGCGAAGAAGAATTTAAGGTCTTGGAGGTCGTTGCAAGCAAGTTCGGATGCCATGCCGACGACTACCACGTCATGCACTCCAAGCCAATGCGGTTCGATGCCAACATCGAAGAAAACATCCGTTTAGCCTTTGCCGAACTGGGCGAGGAAGAAAAGGAACTGGACAAGAAGATTGAGGCGTATCGCAAGAAGAACCGGGACGCAAGCGTTGAAGAAATGGCCAAGGAGTTCGGGGTCAGCAAGGCGAAGGTCGCCAAGCGTGTCGCCTACTTGATAACCAAGGACCGCTACCCAATCAGCAGGGCGGTGGACAAGATTGCCGAGCAGAACCTACCCAAGAACGTGAAGGAAGTTGCCGAGCCAGTCTTGGAAGTCCGCTACAAGTACGCATGGGCCACAGGATTCAGCAACAAGGACAAAGGCTCGAGCCGTGAGTTCTGCAAGGTGATGCTTGACTTAGCCGGGCAAGGCAAGGTTTACACGAGGGAGGACATCGACGGGATTTCTGCGATCATGGGATATTCCGTATGGAATCGCAGAGGCGGTTGGTATCACACACCGAGCGGAGTAAACAGGCCACAATGCAGGCACGTATGGGAGCAGCAGTTGGTAATCCGCAAAGGCAATAAAATCACGAAGGCATGAAGGCACTATTCATAAGCGAAGAAACGCTACTGGACAATAGCATCATCAACGAGAACGTCAGTTACACCCAGATACGTCCAACGGTTGTGAAGGTCCAAGAGATGCGGATTCAGCCGATTGTTGGCTCTGCACTCTACGGGGAATTGGTTACGCAGGTCGTCAGCGGTTCAACGTCTGCCCTGAACCAAACGCTGCTGGAGGACTACATCCAGCCTGCTATGATTCAATGGCTCTACTACGAACTGCCCATGGTCCTTGCCTTCAAATACATGAACAAGGGTATGGTTCGTAGAACGAGCGAGGAATCCTCGCAAATGAGCATGGAAGAGATTACCCGGCTGACCGACAAAGTGAAGAACGATGCCGAGTGGTATTCCGAACGCATCACTCGATACCTCATGGAGAACCGCAATTCATACCCCTTGTGGAACTCGCCTCCGTCGGCTTTGGATACCATCTACCCGAACGCAACCAACTACCGCACAGGAATGGTCTTGGACCGCAACAGGCGAATGGGAGTCAGCAACTTGGATTACCCCTACCCTTACGGACAATTTGGGGCGTGTAACGACTGCTAAGCATGGGAGCGCATAAAAAAAACATACTGAAACTTCAGACTTATGTCATGGATAAAAATCAAGCAGGCTCTCTTGGACCTTGCAAATGCTCATCCTCAGGTCAACTCCTTCGGGACGGGCGACCCGTTGGCGATAGGAACGGACAACACGATAAATCTACGAACCCCAAGCCGTGAGCGCATCGTCTATCCTTTGGTCTTTGCAGATGTGCAGTCGGCAACTACTGATGCTGGGACTTTGGACTTGGTGGTCGGTGTCTATTTTAGCGACCGGGTGGAGTCCATCAAGCCGATGGGCGGAGTGGTTTCGGGAAGCCCTACGCTGGGTTGGCAGGACAACGAGGACGAGGTCCTAAGCGACCAGTTACAAATCGCACAGGACTTCATTTCAAGCCTTACAAACGACCCGAACGAGGACTGGACCCTTTCATCCAGCGTGAGCCTTACACGCTTTGTAGAGAGCCGGGACGACCGCACCGCAGGGTGGCAGGCGACGATGACTTTTGAAATCCCTTACGGACACTCGGTTTGTGAAATTCCAGTCTAATCTACATTTACAATTAAACGCTAAAAATGCCTACACCTATATTGCAACAAATGCTCGGTCAGGGCGGTACGATGGAGTTCGTTGACGGAACCGTTACCGGCAAAAACTACGACTTCTTGATAGTCAACACCGCAGCCACATTCACAACTTTAACAGGAACTGGAAGCGAGAACCTTCTAAGTGCTTACAACTTTAGTGGCAAGTCCCTTTCCGCTGGCATCGTGATTTCAGGACGCAACGGTGGTAAGATTACGGCCGTTACTCCAAGCGTCGGTTCGGTTATCGGATTTACATTCCTGTAAGCAATGCTGATAGGTTACGGCTACGGCTATCCCACAAACCAACTTCTTGGTGGTGGCAATCCGTTTTGGCTTGCCTTCAACCAACGTGCAGACGCTGACGGGGCTTTGCCTGCGGAGGCTGCGGTCAATGGATGCCTCCAAACCCGATTCCTCAACTCCTTCCAATCCTACGCTTTCTTCGTCTTTTACTCTAACTCTTGGCTGCCGTTTATGCAACGGGCGAATACCGACTCGGCTAACGCTGCGGAGGTTCGCTTCATCAACTGCCTCGAAATCCGAATGTATAATCTTTTAAACGCATAGCAGATGCCTGCAAGTCCATCTTTACTCATCGTCCCTGCTCGCTTCAAGACGGGGAAACTCTACACACAAATCGCTACGACTTCGGCTGGGGTTGTCTTGGCAAGTTCGGGGGACTTCAACGTTACCCGTGCTACAACTGCGACCCGATTCAATTCGGCTGGCTTGATTGAGAGCGTTGCAAGCGGTGTGCCTCGCTTGGATTACTTTACCAGCGGTGGAACGGCTGGCTGCCCTGCGTTGTTGGTGGAGGCGAGTGGGTCGAACGGAATCCTTAACTCTCAGGATACTACAACAAGTTGGGTTTTGGGTGCAACCCTGTCAAGCGGTTATACTGACGTAATTGGTGTGAGCGGTAACAACTTGACCGTGGCGGTTAGTGGTTCGAGCATTGGCTCAGATGCTGGTGTTTTGCGCAGGACTCCCAATAACGTAGCCCTCGCAAGTGGCAGCACCTACACGCTTTCATTTTTGATGCGGCAAACAAGTGGACACACGATTGGCGGATATTATGCAGTTATAACTGGCGCAGGAGGAGGCAACCTTGGTGGGGGATTTGATGTCAGTGGTTCTTTTAGCAGCGGTCAAATTTATAATACTGCATTCACAACAAACCGAATACGCAGGGTTGAACAATGGGGAACGGACGTTTATCGCTGCTCCGAAACCTTTACGATGACTGCAAGTGGAACGCTGACTCAATTAGGATTAGCGCCAACTACTGCAGTAAACAATCCATTGCATCCAGCAGTCGGTCTTGGCATCGCCTTCGCTGCCCCGCAAATCGAACTCGGTGCAATACCGACATCGTTCATCCCCACAACCACCGCAAGCGCAACCCGCAACGCAGAGGTGATTAACCTATCAGGCGCAGTCAGCGGATGCATCGGGCAAACCGAGGGGACGATTTATTTGGAAACAAATGCACTTGTTAGCGGGGCAAGTGATTTATTTTGCTTTGCAAGGGCTACAACGAATACTGTATCGATAAGCAAGAATTCCAGCAATATAATTCAAGCCATCGTATACACATCTGGCCCATCGCCAGCTTTTTTTATAGCAGCATCAGGCACCGTGTTAGGAAATCTGAAAATAGCCTTTGCATACAAGACTGGCGAAAGCGCTTTGTATATTAATGGGGTTCCAATTGGGACGAGTTCAACCGCATTCTCTTTTGCTGCTGCATTATCTGAGATTAACATAAACTCGACTGGATTTTTTGAGGGGAGAGGCAACCAAAGGATTAGTGCCTTATCCCTCTACACCAATCGCTTAACCAACGCAGAACTCACTGCTCTTACAACCCTCTAACGATGGCTACCTTCCGCAAGTATATCTTCCCCAAGCAGGCCGACGCTGACAAGGTGCTGGCTCTCTGCACAGGCACGACCGCTCCCGTTGACCTCGGAGTCTTAAATGGATTCATCGCCTACGACATCCTTTGGGAGGACGACGCTCCCGAAGAGGCTACCCAGTACGAAACTTGGCCCGAACCCGTCGGAATCCACACCTTCGCAGGATGGGACAAGCAGTATGCAGCCGACTACGAACAACACAAATCACTATGAGAATCTTTCGCAAACGCAACCCCGAAACCCCTAAACTCCCAATAATGAAATCAGCAGTCATTGCTTTACTTCGCCACCTGTTAACCTTCATCGGTGGAACCCTCGTCGCCAAAGGCTTGTTAGACACCGAAACTTTGCAAGAGATTATTGGTGCATTAATCACCTTGCTTTCGGTTGGTTGGATGGCCATTGATAAAGTAAAGGTCAAGAAGTGAACCTAATAGAAACCACCATCGTCGGGAGCGTTGCAGCAATCGTCGGTGGAGCGGTCGCTTGGTTCACCAAGGGCCGTGTTGAATCGGACTCCCTGCAAGTCAGGCAAGCCCAAGCGGTCCTCGCTATGTGGCAGGCTACCAGCGAGTCCCAAAACAAGGAATTAACACAACTTCGTAACGAGGTGGTAAGTTTGCGTCAACGATTGGAAGACATGGAACAATTGGTTCATGAACTCCAAGCCGAGAATGCCAAACTTAAAAGCCTCTCATGAAAGTTACTAAGCATTCCAAAAACGTCCACGCCATTGAGTGCGGACGTACCCAAGAATTTCTTTTGCTCTCTGACTTGCATTGGGACAACCCTAAGTGCGACAGGGCCTTGTTAACCAACCACCTCGAAGAAGCAAGACGCAGGGGTGCGAAAGTCCTCGTAAATGGGGACTTTTTTTGTTTGATGAATGGGCGTGGAGACCCTCGCAGGAGCAAGGACGACATCCGTCCCGAACACAACAACGGGCGATACCTTGACTCCATCGTTGACACGGCAGTCGAATGGTTCCGACCCTATGCGGACCTCCTGCTGGTCCTTGGTTACGGCAACCACGAAACCTCCATCATTCAGCACCAAGAAACGGATATCCTTCTTCGCTTCGCAACCATCCTCAATCACACCTGCAAGACCGACATTCAAGTCGGGGGCTATGGCGGGGTGCTTGACTTCAAGATGATTTACGACTCGGACCATCGCTGCAACTTCATTATGCACTACTATCACGGCTCCGGGGGCGGTGGACCCGTAACCAAGGGAGTCATCCAAGACCAGCGGATCCTTGCAAGCATTGAAGGCTACGACTGCACTTGGCAGGGCCACGTCCATGAACTATACTATCACCAAAACATCGTCAACCGCTATGTTCGTTCGACTCACCAAATCTTGCAGAAACCTGTTCACCAAGTCCGCACGGCAACGTACAAAGAAGAATGGGCCGACGGGTACATGGGCTTTCACGTTGAGCGTGGAAGAGGCCCGAAGCCTTTGGGCGGATATTGGATGACCCTCGAAGCAGG